TTGACCATGTAGCCGAAATGAAATTGGCCCAACTATAAGGGGACTATGATGCGTGTCTCCATTCAAACTTCCCAGCCGTTTTTCTCTGACCCGAACAACAACGTGAGATATTTGTTGACGAAATTCCCGTAATATTCTGCGCCTCTGCCGCACTCTCATAACGTGCTATGAACTTGCCGTCAAAGAACTGTTCAACGGGTTTCATAACTCGCTTGTGGTTTTCTCTAATCATTCTCATGAACTGTTCTCGGCGTTCACCAACGAGCTTGCTTTTGTGGTTTGGGTTAAGTTCTCCCTTTTTGCTCTCGCTTAATCTTTTAAGAGTAATTGGGTTTTGACAATTCTCTTTTCCCGTACACCAACGAAGATTATCAGATCTGTTATTGAATGAGTCTCCGTCAATGTGGTCGAGTTGAGTTCTGGTCTTGTCTCCATTAGGAATAAAAGCCATAGCCACCAATCTGTGAACAGTATGACTTTTTGTTTTCCCATCCTTTGTTAAAGCCACGATTAGATATTTCCCACGGCTTGTGGTAGTCCTTAAAATCTTCTTTTGCTTGTGAGTTTGACCTGTTCCGAGTGACATTACTCTGCCGAGGTTTGATACCTGATACCTTCCTTCGTAGCCAACCACGTCTCTCCACTCTTCCGTCATATCATTCTCCTTTTGTTACAAGCTCCCCTTCTATAAACTGCCATCTTCGCTTTTCTTTATTCTGACCATGTATCTCGTTATGGCATGAAACGCAGACTGCCATCAGGTTGTCGAACCCGAACATTATCTCCGGTTCTCCGTAATTCTCCTCCGTCAAGTGTATCTTGTGATGCACTATCTTCGCAGGCTCGTATATTCCTTTGGCAAGGCAACGCTCGCATAAGTGATTGACCTTCTCCAAGTATGCGGCCTTGCACCTCCGCCACTCTGGAGACTCGTAAAACCTTCTGTCTATCGACCTTGCCATAACTCTGCTCCATTAGTAAAGGCTCCGAGTGCCTTCGGAGCCTTGAAAGGTCGGAATACTGCTGGGTGTGTGGTGATTTAGCACACTATTCCTTTTATCAAGATAGCAATAAACCATGACCAATTCAAACCAATTTAGACCACACTTCACTCTTTGGTCAAATCGTCTTTAATCTGCTCAAGCAGTTCTCTCGCCGCCGTGATGATCTGCTCGCTCTTCTGGAGTTCCGATGCCAAGTAATGGCAAATGCAAATCAAGCCAATGTTCAGTGCTCCTGATATAAAAAGCAAAACCCTCATGTCTTCACCTATCCAAGTCATGCGACTCTTTTCGAGCCTGCTCCTCGTCCTCTTTGCGGTCTCTTATCGCCAACTCCTTGAGCCAAGCCTGATAGGTCTCGCACTCTGGGTTCCCGCTAATGACACGCATACTCCCCTTCAAGTGAACGATGTTCTTTTCACAGTCCTCGTTGGGACAGCCGTAGTGTGAACAGTAGATAATCATTCCTCTTCTCCTTCCATTTCCGCTCCGCCTTTCTGTTCGTATTCTTTGCACTTGCTAACTCTGACAAACTCCACGCCGTATGATTTCATAATCTCTTTGCACTCGTCTTTATGCTTGCAGGTGTTACAAATTGTCATTCCGCACCGCCTTTCATATCTGCTCCGCAATTCGGGCAAAATTTATAGTTATCCATAACAGTTTTATAATTACATAATGAGCATACATTGTATGTGTCATACGAAGTTATCCACTTGCCTTGTGGTCTTATGCCTTGCAAGCCGTCCTCGCAACCGTCCTGATAACCCATTTCATAGGACTTTTCTTCAACTGTCGGGGCATTGTCAATTTCCGTTAAGGGTGCATTATAAGGCTCTGTTCCTGCCATAATGCCCATACAGACAAATTCCATATTTTTTCTCAAAGCGTCTAAATCACCTAATCTCATTCTGCACCGCCTTTCCTCATATCTGCTCCGCAATTAGGACAAAATTCCCTTGCAAGTGTTCCGTCTTTCCAAACTTCCCAATTTGCTTGTGCGTATGTCTTAAAACATTTATCGCAATAAACCTTGTGCGGATAACTGTCCGTGATTTTCCACTTGCCTTGCGGTCTTTCCTTGTAGGCTTTCAGTTCTTTCAGCCATTCCGCTAACTGTTCGTGTTCTTTTGCACATTCCGCACACTCGGCATATTTATAAAAAGGCTCTTTCGCTCTCGCTATTGCCGTTGCTTTTTCTCTCTGTTCTTTTGCCTTTTCCTCGCAATGCTTTATAGCCTCGTCAAGTGTCATTCCGCATCACCTCCCGCCAATGCCTCCAACTTCCGCATGAACATGACCGAGTCCTCACGCATATAGTTGTAGAAGTATATCGGAGTGACTATCTGCGGGAACACATGAATGTTGTGAATCTTAATCATCGCCTGCACCCACTCCACATCGTCATCGTACTTTCTGGAAGTGAACTTGACGGCCTTTGCCATCTCCGCCTTCCATACCCACTGCCAGACCGTATAGAGATAGTCGAGGTCTGTAAAAGAGTTTGAGGAATAGCAGAGTCTCAAATAGGTCTGTTCCGTCTTCTCAAAGAATTCAGTTATCTTCTTGAACGAGCAGTTGTCTATGAGCCAATCGTCCCCGTCCAAGAGCCAGATCAAGTCACCGCTTGCAAGCTCGATGCCGTCATTCCTCGACAGACCGCTTGAGTGATGGTCTCGGTCGATTATGACCATGTTCTTGTATGATTCCCTCAAGTAGTCCTCGATAATCTCGTGAGTCCTGTCCTCGCAGGCATCGCAAATGAATATCGGCTCGATCTGATCGTGGTCATACTTCTGATGCTTGAGAGAGCAGAGTAAAGGCTCGATGTACTTCTCAAGGTTATGAACCGGAATTACCAATGACATCTTCATCGTCAAAAACCTCCCCTTCTGGAATAAACGGACAGACCGCCTCAAGTGCCTCGTTGATGTAATGTTGAGTCCTAGTCCGTTCGTAGTTGTATAACTTCCCTATCTCCGAGTTCTTCTTCCCGTTGATGTACTTTGCCAAGAGTATCCCTCGGAGCATCGCATCCTTGACCTGCTCAATAACTTGCAGAGTCCTTCCGTTTTCAAATGAAAGCAGTCGCATTTTCTTCTCGTACTGCTCGGAGATGATCGAGAACTCGATGAGCTTGCTCTCGGACGAGTTCTCCCCGTTCTGCGTGGGCACGTGTTCCGCATCGTACTTGCCAATGCCGGACATCGAGCCGATGATGCTCTGCCGCCTTGCATCGAGCTGTCTTATCTCCGCATCGACGTAACGCATACGAGAGAGCCAGCGATGGGCATAATACTGCGAGTCATTCATGCTCCGCCTCCCTTGACCTTCTTGTAAAGTTCATCAACCAGATCGGAGATTGACTTCGGTTCCGTGTTCCTATAAGCCAAAAGGCAAGCCTCACGGCTAATGAACTCGCAGTCGAATGACTCGCACTCGACAGTCCACTCCCCGTCCTTCAATACGGGTATCTTATGAATACAATGCTCACAATCTCTCATTTTCCTTCTCCCTTCTTAAATCGTTGGTCTTGATCGCCAGAATGACCGAGAACAAGAACACTCCGACAACGGCCCCCGCCAACATTCCACTGAAAAAGGCAACCATTGAGTCAGTCATCGTCCACCTCCGCCATCCTCTTCACTATGTCGATAATGTGCTTGTGGGCGAGGCAGTATCCCGTCTGCATCGGAGTCTTGCTCTTGGAGCAGAATTCCAAGTGCTCCTCGATCTCTTTTATCAGTGCCCTAGCAAATTCCTTGACCTCATCGCTCATAAGGCACCTCCTAGATCTCAAACGGCAGGTTCTCGTTCCTCGGAGGTTCCTTTGGTGCCTGCTCCGCCTTTGCCTTCTGCTCGACAAAGCAGACCTCCGTCACGAATATGAAGACCTCCGAGACCTTCGTGCCGTCCTGCTTTTCATAGGAGTCCGTCTGGAGCTTGCCGATGACCGCAATGGGGTCTCCCTTGTGAAAATACTTCGAGACGAATTCAGCCGTCTTGCCCCAAGCCTTCGCACTGAAAAAGTCCGTGTTCTTGTCCTTGTCATTCCTTGAGACCGCAATACGCATCGGCAGGTAGTTCGTCCCGCTTGCCGTCTGCTTGAGTTCCGGTTCATAGACCATTCTTCCAACTATTGATACACTGTTCATTTTTTCACCTCTCAATTTCCAAACATATCGAGCACGTCATTGGGAACGGCTCCGAGATCTGAATTGTCCTTTGTCTCATTTATTGAGACTATTCCCGCCTCGGCTCCCGTCCTCCATCCTGACTGCTTTCTCTTTTTAGGCCCGTCAAAGTCATTCTTTTCCCAACTTATGACTGCCGCCTTCCAATTCTTCATTTTTGTCTTGCCGACAAACCAACCTTTTGACTCGTAATAGGCGATGAACTTTTCAGCATCGACTCTATTTCCTCGTTCCTTGCAGTAGGTCATAACTTCTTCAAGCGTGGGTGCGGTGAATACTACACTCTTACTCTTACTCTTTATCTGTCTCTTACTCTTACTCTTACTCTTACTCTCGTGACGATTTGTCACAGTGTCCGTGACGTTTTGTAACGCTTGTTGTGACGTTTTGTCACATTCATCGTGACAATTTGTCACGCTTGACCTTTTCTGCTCCCTGCATCGCCTTTGTCGGCGGGCCTCGTCAGAGTCGGAGGCCGAGTCTATCAAAGTGACCACTTTGGGGAGTTTGAGGGTTCCGTCCTCGGTCTGAACGAGCAGACCAAAGGACTCAAGAACCTCCAAACCACGCTTGACAGTCTCAAGGTCGGTAAAAGTAATTGTTGAGAGCATTTCCGGAGTGTATGGAATTGTCTCCGAGAATCTCAACTCTCCATCGTGATCTACGGACTCAAGCATCAATTTGATGTAAAAGAGGCTTATTTCCCGCCCGTTCGTCATTCCCTCAATAATGCGGATGTCATGTCTCTTAAAGAAGTCTCGTTTCAATTTCAGCCAGTAAAACTTCTTTCCCTCCATACAACTAACCCTCTGAAATGAATTCAAACAAGTCCATCTGCTTATTCGTCTTTTCCGCCATCTGGAGGTTGTCAACCGCACACTTATAGTAGGTCGGCTTGAGTTCAATTCCGACTCCCCTGCGACCATTCAAGACGGCCTGATAGACTTCGGAACCTATCCCCATGAACGGAGTGAATACGATGTCATTGGGGTTGGTGTAGAGTTTCAAGAGACGATCTATGACGTCAAGCTGGAGCGGGCAGATGTGTCTCTCGTCCCTGCCGTCCCTCGCCGCCTGCACGTTGAGCGTGTTTGACGGGTTAATGTCCCACCAAAAAGGCGAGGCATCGAAGTCCCACATCGGAGAGGCTACGTTCTGCCACTCGGAGACGGGATATGACTCATTCGTGTGAGTTACGGGTTCCTCGTTCTCTCCCGGTTTTCTCATAATGACCACATAGTCAGGGATGCCCATTCTCGACATACAAGAGTCCTTCTTAATCTGCTTGTGGAGCAGACCCAGAGCCTTCGTCCTCTGCATTGCCGTCACGGGGTTTTTCCATATCGTAACCTCGGCATGATAAATAAAGCCGACCGACTGAAACTCCCTGATAAGGTCTCCTCTAAAGTCCTTGATGCCGATGTACCCGTCACGCTCTTTTGAGGTCGGCAGGTTCATGCAATGGACTGCCATAATTCGTCCCGCCTTGAGAATTCTGAAAAGTTCAGTAGTAATGAAGTGGAAGTGCTCAAAGAACTGCTCGTCATTCTTGGAGTTGCCGAGGTCTCTGTCGCTGTTTGAGTAGGTGTAGAGGCTTGAGAACGGCGGAGAATAGACGATGAAGTGAACGCTCTCGTCAGGAATGTCACGAATGACCTCGCAAGTGTCTCCGTTTATCAACTGATAGCCGTTGCCGACGTACTGATCTAATACTTTCATTCTGGGTTATCCTCCTATTGCAAAGGTGAATTCTTTTTGCGGTTCGTACTCCGCAACTATTCGTGTAGTGTGCTTGATTTCCGACATCGTGACGTCGTGCATGAGTCGAACCATATTATCTTGGAGCGTGTCCATCTGGGCCTGCTTTTTCTTGATGTTGTCGAGCACGTTCAGCTCGGCCTCGCTCATTATGATGTGCACGTTGACGGGATGCTTTTGTCCGTACCTCCAACAACGGCGGACGGCCTGATAGAATTGCTCATAAGAATCCGACAAACCGCAAAATATGACCTCGTGACAGTTTTGGAAGTTCATGCCGAACCCGTAAATGGACGGCTTGCTAATCAGGGCCTTTATTTTGTCCTCCGCAAAGTCTATGGCGGTCTTCGCCTTGAATTCTGGCGTGTCGGCTCCCTTGACCTCGATGGAGTTCGGAATTGCCCGCCTCAGGCTCTCCGACTCGATGTTGTAGTCGCACCATACGAGCCAGTTGTCCTCGGAATTGTCAACGAGCCTTCTTGCCTCCTCTATTCGGTCTTCCATCGACTCCTTGCGGGCCTCCCTGCGTTCGGAGAGCGTTTCCGCCCTTCTTGCCACAAGCTCATACTCTTCCGGCTCCGACTCGGTAATGTGCTCGATTATGTTCAACTTTGGGAGCACGTATCCCTCGGTTGTATAACCGAGATCTGACGGGTTCCTGACACAGACCGCCCAAGTAGCGACCCACTCCCAGAACTTCTTCTCTCCGTATCCCTTGAGCCTCCAAGCGGAAGTGTTGGAGCCGTCATGTATGAAATAAGTTGCAAGCATCTCCGTCCTTGACATGATGCCCAAGAATTCTGCGTGATTTCCGAGTTCCGAGTGATCGTTCGGAGACGGAGTCGCTGTGCAGGCGAGTCTGTACGGGGTCTTTTGGAACATATCTATAAGCAAGTTGCGGGTTGAGGAAGTGAATGACTTCAAGATGGAGGACTCGTCCAAAACAACGCAGTTGAAGTCTCTAGCCGTGAAGTGCTCAAGCATCTCGTAGTTGGTGATGTTCACTCCCTTTTTGACGTCCTCTCCCGTTCGGCAAATGTTGACCTCGATGCCAAACTTCGAGCCTTCCTTCTTGGTCTGCTCGACTACTGCGAGCGGAGCGATAACGAGTGCGTTCCCTTTGGAGTGCTTGCATACCTGATGAGCGAATTCCAACTGCATTATGGTCTTCCCGGTTCCGCAGTCGGAGAATATCGCCGCCTTGCCCTTCTTTAATGCCCAAGAGACGATGTCCTTCTGGAACGGGAACAGAGCCTTGTTGAGTCTGCCCTTTTGAACGTCAAAGCCTGCCTCGATGCGTTCGAGATCCTTTGTCTTCAAAAATTCTTCGTAGGTCATTCTTGAGCCTCTTTCTTTTCGAGCATCTTTTTGGCAAGGCAAAGGGCCTCAAACCACTTCTCATCGGGACTGTCATTATTGACTCCCGTCTTGCTGATAATGCTCATAATCGTCTCATTGCTTGGGTGCTTTTCCGCTATGAACTCACGGAAGAGGTCACGATGCGACTTGCACGGCTCGTTGTTCTCTTTCTTGGGAGCCTCCGACTTCGGAGCGGGCCTGCTCGGTGCCTGCTTGCCCGCAGACTGATATTCCTCCGTGTCCACGTCCTTCGTATCGTCCAAGAGGAAGAGGCCGTTTAGAGCGTATTTACGAGCGTATGACGATGTGGCTCCCGTGACTTGGGCATCGTCCATGCCCTTCTTGTCCAGAGCCTCACGAGCGTAGGCCGTGACCGAGATGGACTCCTCGGAATCCGTTATCGTTGCCGTTGCCTTCACATAGACACGGCCTCCGACCTCAACGATCTCGTCCGAGATGGTGACGATGACTCCGTACTTTTCCTCAAAAGGCTTGAGGGCCTCTTGAATTCCCTCCGCATTGCGGTAGTGGTACTTGCCGAACGAGTTGTAAAGGTTCTTCGGAGCCTTCAACTCGGTCTGAATGTGCATAAGTTTGCTTTTAAGTGAATTTGTTTTATCAGCCATTTTTTATCCAACCTTTCTCTTTAATTCTTCCGTTTCGAGGAGATAAATGAAGTCCTCATACTCTTCGAGGTTCTTTGCCATCTTGTAACCGCAAAAAGGACAAAACGGAGTCTTTCTGAACTTGTTGATCTTCTTGCAGTTGTGGCAGGAGTAGGAATAGTGAGAGCCGTCCTTCCTTGCGGTCTCCCAATAACTCACTTTGAAATTGGGCATTAAAGACCTCCCCTGACAAACTTCTCGATGTACTCCTCCTGCTTTGCCATCCTTGCCTTGTAGGTCTTGCCACGCAGTTCGGGACGGTCATGCTGAAGTTTCTGCCTAGTCCTTCGTATCGTCTCGAATGACGGCAACTCATAGTCGGAGTGATGCCATAACACCTGCTTGAACGGCATATTCATAACCTCGGGTTTGACGATGGCATATACCCAGCCGATAGTGCGGAAGTCGGAGTCCCGTGCGTCCTGATGCTCCTTGAGCACCTTTTCAACGATGGAATTCAAGTCCTTCATAAGCACCTCCTATACATAGTCTTCGATTAAGAGGTCATATTCGTTGTAACCGTTGCGACCATCTCTACAAGCACCGTGCATTACTTCTCGCACTTCTTCTTCTGTATAAAGCCGTTCGCCCTCGATAGTCCGATATTCCTCGCTTTGACCATTTGGAACTTTCTGAATTTCAAAAGGGTTATACTTTTCACAAGCAGCATCAACGAGCATAAAAATCATGTTTGGGCGTTTGGTGTCTTTTTCAAAGAATTTGTTTTTACGAACGATAATGCGAACATTGCCTTTAAACTTGCGTAGATCTGCAAGTGACAAAACTGTTGAGGTATAAGTGTAATTTCTAGGGTTGTACCATAAGCCCTGCCATTTTGTTCGAAGATGGTCAAAAGGTTCTAATTTTCCCATAGGCTCACCTCACCAGTTCTTCTTAACCATCTCGATGAGCTGTTCCTTCGTGAGAGTGTCGAGCATCTCTGTCTCAAGGTCATCGAGTCTCTCGTTGACACACTGCTCGATGAACTTCGTCTTATTGATGTTGTTAATCTTGCAGTAGCGGTCAATTCTCTCTGCGGTCTTCTTGGAGATGTGCGGAGAAAAAGTGCCGTCCTTCGATGATGCATTTCTATATTTGTCTTCTGTTCTCGGTTTACGCATAATAAATTCCTCCTCACCTAATTCTCAAACTGCGACTTTGCTCGATGTGTGCGATGCCTTCGAGGTTCTTGCCCGCCTTGAGGTCTGCGAGCAGTTTCTTGCGGTCGATTTCCGGCTCCGCAAATCTCAAATATTCCGCAGGGATGTTCTCGATGTACGGCTCGTCCATAGCGACCGACTCTGGGTTGTTTTGGACATAAACAGTGAAGAGCGGAGTCTTGAACTTCGGCTCGTCTGGCTTGACTGCAAGTATTGCGGTCTTCATGGCCTC